AAAAACCCCCTTCTTTTGGTTGAAGGGGAATAATGATATTATTATTATTATTCAGGAAGATTACATCTTAAAGTTCGCTCACATATCAGCCATACTTTGTGGCTTTATGTAAGTTCCTTTAACCACTTGATCTAACTCAACAGTTTGTAAATTGTTGATTAGAACTTTACCAATTCCTGAAAGTGTATATGAATCTGTAATAGTTGCAGATCCATAGTATACTTCAGTTACTTGGTTTTCAAGTTTGAATCCATCTTTTAATATTTTACCAATTTCAATTAAAGACTTAATCTTGTTTCTGTCTTTATTGAATATTGATTCAATATTTAAATCACAAATTTCTTTAGAAATATTATGAAGATCGTCAAGATCTTCTAGCTTAATATTCCTAAATCTAGAAATTGTGTTATAGATGGAAAGGAACACAGTATTAAACTGCAATTTATCATAATCCTCTTGACTTTCTGGATTAAATTTATCCAGTAAATCTTTAGGAGTTTGTAAAATTGCAGCGTTCATCTGTAAAATTCTTGATGTTAGTCCTTTTGAAAGGATCCTTTTTAATTCATTAAGGATTGTCCTTTCATCCGGAATCATATAGTTTTCATTAGTTATATTCATACTAAATAAATTTCTTAATTTATCATATGAATAATAACCAAAAACTATATCTAACATCAATGAGAAGTTCTTTAGTGATGTTATAGTTTTTAAATTTAGTGAATAAAATCTATTCCCTAACTTTAAATTACTATAAATCTTCTTAACCAACTCTACTAAAGAATTGGCCCCAAAAGGAATGTAGTTGTTTTTGATTTTAAAATAATCATATAATATAGTGAATACTATATTAGGATTATTAAAATTTCTTAACAACCCTCCTAATGGAAGTCCAGTTATCTCCCTTGACTGTTTGGGTTGAATTCATCTCTTCGCAAACTCATAAGTATCATCTGATACATGAGTTTTTTGAAGTGATATTTCAACTCCTAAACCCTTAATAACTTTGATATATGCTTCGGCGACTGCATTGTTTTTTATAACAATGTCATCACCTAAGATCATATATTGATCAAAGTTTTTAAGACCACATAGATGTGCACAATAGTACACAACTAAATGGTGAGTCAAGGTAAATACACATCAAGAAGAATACGTTCCCATCGGTTGACCAGTTGAGTATTTCAACTGTAAACCTTCAGGAGTTGTAAAACTTCTTGAGTTCAGTATAGATTGTCAACTTTGAGCTAATTCCAT